ACAGTGCCCGCGCTTGACAGACAAGCCACGTTTCGCGGGCGTTGGGGTTGCGCTCGCCGTTGCGGGTATTTTTGAGTTCGGACGGGCTGCAAAGCCGATCGGCTATGTCTCCATCGTAAATCAACGAGCATCCGCCTTGGCTGTATTGCTGCCAGTCTCGCGCACCGTTTAGCAGCGCGGCGCGCGTCTCCTCGCTGTACTCGATTTCTGCGGGTAGGTTTTCCAGCAGCTCCACCGCGTAGAGCTTTACGCCGCGCCTCCAAGCGCTTCTTGCCGGGGTTGCTTCGATAGCTTCAATTAATTTTTGTGCTGTCATGTGTGATTACCTCTTTTCTTTGTTTTGGGGGTGTTTTGCGGGGTGTGATTAGATTATACTAGATGAATCTAAAATTGTCAAGTGTTTTTTTAGATTAATCTAGAATTTTTTCAAGCCTTTTCCCCATACGCAATAATCAACGGTTTTGCGCACGGTATCCAGCCCCCCCACGCCCACACCGTAGCCCACCCATGGGGGATATAGGTATACGCGCACACGCACTCTAACCCCCCCGACCACCGAAAAAAATAAAAAAATCAAAAAAGGGGTTGACAATGCTAGAATAATCTAGTACAATGTAGCCATCAACCAAAAGGAGCGAGATAAATGAAGGTGAACGAGGCAATCAAATCCCTCATGAAAGAAAGAAAGTTTCGGCAGGCAACGATGGCAGAACTTCTTGGAATGAAGCGGGTCACAGATGTATCGGTTCGACTCATCTCCGAAAATATGCAAACCGACAAAATCATCGAAATGCTGGAACCCATGGGCTACGAACTCATCATCCAGAAGAAACTCCCCGGTACCCGACCCCGCGACCAAATCGTAATTGAGAGGAGCGAGAAGAAGTGATTTACGGCTATACGCGAGTGTCCACCGCCGCGCAGAAAAAGGACGGCAATTCACTGGAGGGTCAACGCAACGAGATTCTGAGCAAATACCCCGGCGCAGAGATAACAGAGGAGACGTACAGCGGCGCAAAGGAGCGACCGAAGTTCAACGCCCTGCTGGACGCACTGCAAAGCGATGATATGCTGGTTGTCACAAAGATGGACAGGTTTTGCCGCACAACTAGGGAGGGGCTGGACTATATCACTGCGTTGCAATCGCGCGGTGTGAAAATCCACATTTTAAACATGGGCTTGATTGAGGACAGTCCGATTGGGCGGATGTTTGTTACTTGTTTGCTGGCGTTCGCAGAATTCGAGCGCGAAACCATTCGGGAGCGCACCCAAGCGGGGCGGGAAATTGCAAGGCAGCGCCCTGACTTCAAAGAGGGACGCCCAAAGCTGCACGTGCCTGATTTTTCGGAATATTACGCACGGACGAAGAGGGGCGAGATTGGCGTAAAGGCTGCGGCGCGGGAGCTGGGCATATCAATGCGCACATGGTACAGACTGGCGGAGGTGGCGTAATGCTGATTGCGGTTATCTTGATATTCCTGCCGATATTCATATTGGCGGAGATGGCGAAGAAAAAATAAAATAACGTGAAAAAGCGCTCCATGCGCAGAACGATAGTTCTGAACAACATGGGGCGCTTTTTGCTTTTGGAGGAAAACGCATTGGAAAAATTGCTTGAAAAAATTTCGCAAAAATTAAAAAAGGACAAACTCGACCATCAAACAGCAGAGGATATGCTAAACATCTGCCGGGAAACGATGAAAACGGATAAACCCATTGCGCTGCGGTACGCCTTGGCGCTTGCGGAGCATTGCGAGGGGATTGTGCCGCTGCTTGCAAAGACCGACCTTGAAAACGCAAGAAAATTCTTGGAATTGCATAAAAACACACTGCATTTATGCGCGAAGGATGATTTCGACAGCTATTTACAGTTTCTGGAGTGGAACCGTGACCCGGAGAATCGGTTCTATCTGCCAAGGCGGGAGATTCTGCGGGTATTGGTGCAGGATTTGCAGGATTTGGCGGATAGGCGGATTGTGTTTCTGGGCATCTCCTGCCCGCCGCGTGTCGGCAAGTCCACACTGTGCATTATGTTCCTGTCGTGGATGATGGGGCGCAATCCGCTGAAGGCAAACTTGATGACGGGGTACTCCGATACCATCACGGAGAGCTTTTACAAGGAGGTGCTTTTGATTGTATCAGACCCGACCGTATACAATTTCGGTCTGGTGTTCCCGGAAAGCCCCCTCGTGCGCACCTCTGCCAAAAATGAAAACATTGAGCTTTTGGCGAAAAGCCGCTTTCCGACGTTCACGGCGCGCTCCATCACCGGCTCAATGACGGGTTCGGTTGAGGTTGGCGAGGGCGGAGTATTCTATTCCGATGACCTTGTGGAGGGTGTCGAGGAGGCATTAAGCCCCGCGCGTCTGGAAAAGAAGTATGAGCTCTACCTCAATCAAGCGAAAGACCGCCGGAAGGATGGCTCGCTGGAACTGATGGTTGGTACGCGCTGGAATGTCCTTGACCCGCTGGGGCGCGTTGCGGAGCAGTATCGGGACAATCCGATGTACCGCTTTCGCGTCATCCCCGCGCTGGACGAGATGGACGAGAGCAATTTTAAATACAAGTTCGGCGTGGGCTTCTCCACCGCGTACTACCTCGATATGCGCGCATCCATTGACGAAGCAACATGGTGGGCAAAATACATGGGCAAGCCGTATGTGCGCGAGGGTCTTCTATACGATGGCAATAGTCTACGGCGGTTCTATGAGCTGCCGGACAGCGAGCCGGACGCGATTCTGTCCATCTGCGACACGAAAGACCGGGGCACGGATTATGCCTTCCTTCCTGTGGTCTACCAATACGGACAGGATTTCTATGTGGAGGACTGCGTGGTGGACAAAGGGCTGCCCGAAATCGTGGAGCCCCGGCTTGTTTCGATGCTGTGCGAGCATAAGGTGCATCTGTGCCGCTTTGAGAGCAACAGCGCGGGCGGACGGATTGCGGACAAGATTCAAGAGGGCGTAAAGGAGCGCGGCGGCAGAACGCATATTACAAAGCGCTACACCACCGCGAACAAGGAGACCAAGATTATTGTCAATGCGCCATGGGTCAAGTCCCGCTGCCTGTTCAAGAATGAATCGGAGTATGCAAAAGGCGGCGATTACGCCCGGATGATGATGTTTTTGACCACCTACACCATGGACGGCAAGAATCCGAACGATGATGTCCCGGACGGTCTCGCCATGCTCGCAGAATACGCCCAATCGCTCACCGGCAGTAAGGTTGAGGCGTTCGAGAGGCCGTTTTAAAAAAAGCCGGTTGGATTTGTCCCAATCGGGTTTTTGTGCAACATCACCATAAGACCGTCCCAGCGCCTTCATGTAAAAAACTAGCAAAAAGATACAAGATTCGAGTTATTTTTTGTCATAATAGTGATATTATTTTCTCTGCCGCATAATTTTTTTGCGAAATGCAAAATTTTTTGTGCGAAGCACTTGAAATTTGTCGAAAAAGGAGTTAAACTAAAAATGTGTATATTGACGAGGGGAACACAAAATGAACGAAAAGGGAGGATGAGAAAGATGGCCACAATGGAAAAACCGAGGTCTAGAGCGACGATGTATTCAATTCCTCGAATTCGCGGAAAAGCATTCAAACAAAAGCTGGAGGCGAACCGCAGAAAAGAAGAGAGGGAACCCAAGCTTGATTATAGCATGGTCAAGCGGTTGAGCGAAAAAGATGCAGAAAAGTGATATTTGCTTTGAGTACTTAACAGAATCGATATTCCATGAGCACGAAAAGCAAATCAATGCATTTGATTGCTCGAAGGATGGATACCACGAAGGATTAAACCAGCGTTTACGAGAAAGCCTCGCAAGCAACGTAACTACGCTGGTTTTTTTCGATTTCGCGAGCGAGCGAAAGATTATTGCTTATTGCGCATTTTGTTGTTCATCCCTTAAAGACAACGGCGAACAAATCCCGGCGGTGGAGATTGTGAATTTTGCAGTAGACAAGGCGTATCAAGACCTGTTTTTTACAGAATATTCGCACAATGAAAAACGTATGCCATGTTCGGCTTTTGTGTTTGGTATATGCCTTGACCTCATTGATGAGACCTGTCGGGGCAAGATGTATGCAAAGTATGTGTTCCTGCAATCACAAAGACGCAACAGGACGCTTGATTTCTATAAAAGGCACCACTTCGATGTCTGTCCGCCCCTCATATTCTTGTTTCGAGAAAAAGACGAATATACCGTTTTGCGTGCAATCCCACGGAGATAGGGCAGAAAAATCCCCCCCGCCCACCGGCGGGGGTTTTTCTGCCCACGTTGTGATTAATCGTCACAAGAGGACGCAAACCAACGTCAGCAGCCGCCGAAATCACAACGTATCTTGACAATTTGCCGTTTTTCTTGTATGATAATAGTAGGACAAACACGAACGAATGTTTGCGCCCCGAATCGTTGTGCGCTTTCTGCATATAATGTTGTAAAGCGAACCAAGGGGCAAAGAGAGAATGTATAGGAGGTTTCGGTATCATGTTGTCACCATTGGTTTATGCAAACAGCATCATTAAAATGGCACTGGAACGGCAAGTTTCGATTAGCCCGATGAAGCTCCAAAAATTACTCTACCTGTTGTATGCTCGCCACCTTGCGAAATACGAGCAGCCGATTTTTGCGGATAATTTTGAAAAGTGGCAGTACGGACCCGTTGTCTCGGAAGTATATTATGCGTTCAAGAATTTTGGCGCAAACCCGATAACCAAATTTCACAGAGATTCGGATGGGGATGTTTATGTTGTCGGGAACGATGCAGAGCGGGTCATGGACTGCCTCGATGAAGTATGGAAGCGCTATAGCGGTTGGAGCGGGATGGAGCTATCCACGCTGACACACAGACCGGGGAGCGCATGGAGCAAGGCGCTGGAAATGGGCGTATTTTTGAAGCTGGAGGAAATCAAAAACGATGGCAATGAATTCTTCTCCTGACAATGAGCAAAACCCGGATGAGCTTGCGGAGACTCCGCCGAACGCGCAGACGGAAGAAGCCCAACCGACCCCCAAAATTCAGTTGACAGATTTCATTTTGAAAGACCTTGAAGCAAGGGAAAAGATGAAGAACGACAACAAGAACCAAAACCTTGCAAGAAACGTTGTTGCGATTATCATAGCCTCTGTCGCGGTCATGGCGGTGGTTGCATTCGTTTTCACCATCGTTAAAGACGACCCTTCCTCAATCTTTGATAAAACATTTACGCTGATACAGACAGCCCTTTTTACAATGCTTGGCTTTTTGTTCGGCGAAAAATCCAACAAGAAGAATTCGTAACGAAAAAAATCACAAATCCCTTGACAACACCCCCAAAATGTGCTAAACTGAAAGCAATCCCTACAATATGTAGAAAAACAGCGCTTAATTGCGCCGGTCTAGAGCCGGAACAATTAGGCGCTTTTTGTCGTTTTTCGGCAAATTACAGATGTCTCCATTAGCTCAGTTGGTAGAGCGTTGAGGTTCTTACCCTCGCAAGCGTTGGTTCAAATCCAACATGGAGACCCCACCGGTTCATGGTTTACCCCTTTCGCTCCGTGGCGTTACGAATTCGCTCCTCGTGACGCTACGGAGACCAACCCAATTTCATAACGTATAACAGCGCTCAATTGCGCGGGTCTCGAACCCGAAGCAATTGGGCGCTTTTTCTATTTTTTCGGCAAAGGAGGCTGGACGAAATCGCAGAGAACGACAAAACCGCAGAGCAGGCCGCAGTGGAAAAGGCGTTGAAGCAAGCGCAGGAAGCGGCGGGAAATCGGCGGAAACAAAATAGATTTCGGCGGATGTTCGGGCGCGAAACGCTTTATACCTCCGTGTCCGAAATCACCGAGGAAAATCTTCTCGATGTTCTCAACCGCGTCCTGCCACTCCACACCCAAAACCGCGCAGATATTGATTATTTGTGGCGGTATATGCGCGGCGACCAACCGATTTTACGGCGCACGAAAAAGATTCGCCCCGAAATCATGAACCGCATCGTGGAGAACCACGCGAATGCGATTGCGCGGTTCGTGTCCGGCTACTTCCTTGGGGAACCGTGTGCATATGTCCAGAGCGGCACACGTGAGGGCGCTGCGGATGACATCGCCAAGCTGAACGGCTACATGGCAGAGCAGGACAAGGATTCGCAGGACAAGGAGCTTTCCTCATGGCTTGCAATCTGCGGAGTCGGATACCGCATGGTGCTGCCCAGACGCAGTATAGCGTTGCAGGATGACAGCGATTCACCGTTTCTGGTGGACACGCCCGACCCACGCGACACGTTCGTGGTTTATCACTCCGGGTTCAAGCATCCGCCCGTTCTCGGCGCACAGCTCATCAATGTAGACGAGTCGGATAAAGAGGTCATTTTCGGCTACACCAGAACGCACAGCTTTTGTGTGGACGGCAACGTTGTAACAGAGTGGAAGCCGCACATTCTCGGCGGTATCCCGATATTTGAATACAACCTCAACATGGCGAAAATGGGCAGCTTTGAACCTGCTTTGACCCTGCTGGACGCGCTGAACACCATCGCGTCAAACCGCGTGGACGGTCTGGAGCAGTTCGTGCAGAGCTTTGTGAAGTTCATCAACTGCGACATTGACGAAGCAACATTCCAAGCCATGAAAGACCTAGGCGCAATCAAGGTGAAATCCGTTGATGGTCAGCACGCAGATGTGGATATTGTCGCCTCCGAACTAAACCAAGAGCAAGTCCAGCAGCTTGTGGATTACATTTACAGCCAAGTCATGAGCGTGTGCGGCTTGCCGACCACAACCAAGGGCGGCTCATCCACCTCCGACACAGGCGCTGCGGTGATACTCCGTGACGGCTGGGCACAGATGGAGGCGTTCGCAAAGGACATGGAGGGGCAGTTTCGACCGCCCGAAATGCGCTTTCTGCGCATGGTGCTGCGGATGCTGGAAATTGAGGACGGCACGAAACTGAAAGCAAGCGAAATCGAGCTGAAATTCACGCGGCGGCATTATGAAAACCTGCTTTCCAAGACGCAGGCGCTGATTCAGATGCTGCAAGCCGGGCTTGACCCGAAAGTGGCGATTGCCAGCTGCGGACTGTTCAGCGACCCGATTGACGTTGCGCGCCAGAGCGAGAAATACCTTGCAAGATGGGAACCAAGCGGAAACGCTGGCGATACAAACGCGGGAGAGAACCCGCCCGCCGGAGCGGCGGAACAAACGCAAATTGAAACGGAGAGAACCGTACAAACGCAGGAGGAATGACAAATGGACTTGAAAGCATTGCTGGGAGACAAGTACAAGGATGGCATGACGGTGGAGGAAATCCAAGCAGCCCTTGCGGATTTGAACTTGGTTGACCCTGCCACACTGCCCAAGAGCGTGGATAAGAACACGTTCGACAAGACGGCATCCGAGCTTGCGCAGACAAAAAGAGACCTTGCCGCGAAGATGACCGAAGAGGAGGCGAATGCTGCCGCAGCCGAAGCTGCCCAAGCTGCAATGAAAGCAGAGCTGGAAGGCTTGCGCCGCGAAAAAACAATCAGCGAGTACACGGCGGAATATTTGGCGCTGGGCTATGAGCAATCGCTTGCAGCCGAAACAGCAACCGCATTCGCGGATGGCGACATGAAGACATTCTTCACCAACCAGAGGAAAGCGAACGAGTTCGCCGCCGCCGCGCTCAAAAAAGAAGCGCTGCAAAACACCAAAGCCCCGCCCGCAGGAGAAAAGGGCAGAACCGACAAGGAGAAGTTCGGCAATATGACGCTTTCCGAAAAGATGGCGCTCAAGGCGGACGACCCCGATACATTCAATATTTTAACCGAAACAGGAGGTAAAAACTAATGCCCGTAGTAACTCAAACCTATCTCAATTATCCCTTTGACCAAGAGCTTTTCATGCAGGCCTGGGCGGCAGAGCCCGACCCGATAAAGCTGGCAATGCTGAACAGCGGTATGCTCGTTCACGATGAGCGAATCGCCGCCGAACTGCGGAACGACGGCAACTACTACACCATCCCATTCTACAAAACGCTGACCGGTAACCCGGTGAACCTTGATGGTCAAACCGACATTCCCGATTCCGAAACCACGGCAGGCTACCAGAGCGGTATTGCCTACTTCAGAGGCTACGGATGGACGGCGCGTGACTTTGTGGCAGAGCTTTCCGGCGCTGACCCCATGGGACACATCGTCAGTTCTGTTGCGCGTTTCTGGCAGAAGGAGTACCAAGATCGTATTATCGGCCTTCTGGGCGCCATTTTCGGCATTACCGGGGATACCGCTTGGGCAAAGCATTCCATCGACCTTTCCGTTGCAAGCGGGACGCCCTACGTCATAGAGGCGAACACGCTGAACAATGCAGCGACCGCGACGCTCGGTGACAACAAGGGAGAATATGCGGTGGCAATCATGCACGCCGATGTGGCGCTCACCCTTGAGAATTTGCAACTCTTTGATTTTTGGAAGCAGACGGACGCAAACGGAATTCAACGCCCAATGAAGATTGCCTCCATAAACGGTTACACTGTAATCATTGATAACAGCGTCCCCGTGGATACGAGCATTCCGGGATTCCCGAAATACACCACCTATCTTCTGGGGCGCGGCGTTCTGCGCACGGCTCCCGCACGTGTTGACCACCCTATCGGTGTCATGCGCGATGAAGCGAAAAACGGCGGACAGGAAACCATGTATACCCGTGTGCGCGAGACCATTCACCCGAACGGTTTCAGCTTCAAGATTCCCACCACGGGCACATGGACGAACTCCCCCACGGATGCGCAGCTGTTCAACAAGGCGAATTGGGAGCGCAAGTTTGACGCAAAGGCAATCCCCATGGCGCGCATCATCACCAACGGTTAAAACAGAGGAGGCCTCAAGATGACATCTGCGGAAAAACTGATTTTTTTTCGAAATTTGGTCGGCGAACCGTCAGGCGCAGAGCGCGAGCTTGCGGCCTACCTCTCTCTTGCCGCAAATGAAGTCCTGCGCCGTGCGTTCCCCTACGACAACACGCAAAACGCTGTGCCGGACAAATACGCCATGACACAGTGCCAGATTGCGCAGTATCTGTGGAACAAGCGCGGCGCGGAGGGACAGACCTCACACGGCGAGAACGGCATAAACAGAAGCTACGAATCCGGCGGCATTCCCGCGAGCCTGCTGAACCAAATCACACCGAACGCGGGGGTGCCGTCATGAGGACGCTCAAACGCAACCAGCGCTCCTATCTCTACGCGCTGTATCTGGGAAAGGAAGAAATCCTTGTGGATGGAGAGCGCACAGGCGAATGGAGATTGCTCTATTCCGAGCCGATTGACGCGAAGGCAAACATATCCGCCGGGCGCGGTGAGACCACCGCACAGCCCTTTGGGACGAGCGTAGATTACGACCGAATCTTGATTCCGAACGATGAGACGCTGGACGAAAACAGCCTCCTTTGGATTGACAGATTGGACGGCGAACACGATTACATCGTCACGAAGGTTGCGGACAGTTTGAATGGTCGCCAAGTGGCGGTGAAGAAGGTGGATGTTTCGTGAGTACAACCATCATCCGCGTTCCCTTGAGCGAAAAAGGAATCACGAAAGCCATTCAAGAGGTGCAGGAGTGCAAGGCGAATCTCGAAGGACAGCTTAAAACCTATTTGTCTTTGCTCGTTGCCGAGGGTGTTGAAATTGCCCAAATGCAGGTTGTTTCAATCCCGGCATTCGACAAGGGCGAGCTGATGGAAAGCTTGAGCGGTCTGATGTACACCGATGGAAAAAAAGGCATCATCTTCACCGATTGCAAACACGCCGCTTTTGTGGAGTTCGGCACTGGCGTTGTCGGAAAGGAAAATCCGCATCCTACAATACCGAGGCCATATGACACGAAAGGTCACGGAGAGGCCGGATGGTGGTATTTCGATGAGGACGAGCATCGGTTGCGCTGGACAAAGGGTATGCCCTCCAGACCGTTCATGCACAACACGGCGGTTGTTCTGGAGAAGCGAGCAATGCAAATCGCAAGGGAGGTATTTCGATGATTGATGTTGAAGTCCCGGTATATGCCAAAGTGACCGAAGCGTTGCTCGCGGCGTTCCCGGACATCGGTTTGAGTTCCGAACACGTCAGAGCGCCGCCCTCCTTCCCGCATGTTTCAATCGTGGAGCTTGACAACACCGTATACCGCCGCTCGCAGGATGAGAACACGGAGAATCATGCCTCGTTATTGTTCGAGTGGAACGCGTATTCCAACTTGAAGACCGGCAAAAAAGCGCAGTGCAGGGCAATCGCGGCAGTCCTTGATAGCGCGTTTGCAGCGCTGAATTTCACCAGAACCATGCAAAACCCAATCCCGAACGCCGAAAGCGCTACTATCTACCGCATTGTTGGCAGACACAGCGCCGTAGTCGGGAAGGATGGATTGATTTACAGAAAGTGAGGATGAACGTATGAGATGCCCCTATTGCAACAAAGAAATTGCAGCGCACGAGAAACAATGTCCGCGCTGTTTCGCGGAGGTAAAGCAGCAGACCGAAAAAAAGGAGGATAAGAAATAATGGCAGCAATTGAACTTTCCACGGCAGGCGTTACCGTATGGTATGCACCTGAATCAACCGCAGGAACACGCCCGACTACGGGGTACATCAAAATCCCCGGCATCAAATCTACGCCCGACTTGAACACTGCGCCGTCCGCGCTGGAAACGACCACGCTTGAGGCGACCGAGTTCAAGACATATATCAGCGGTCTGAAAGACCCCGGCGGGTCACTGGAATTCACCGCAAACCACACGGAGGATTTCAAGGAAAAGTGGGATACCTTTGTTTTGGCGAGTGAAACGGCGAAAGCATCCCAGAAATCCGTGTGGATTGCGATTATCATTCCGGGGCTTGAGGATTCGTTCTATATGGCGGTTGACCCCTCGCCGATGGGCTTGAGCGCCACCGCAGTGGATGCGGTGCTGG